ATTGCGTTCATGTCGAGCGGCGACGCCGGCCTTGCTCGGGTCGCTCGTCATGGCCAGAAGCCGCTCGCTGGCCTCCACATCAATCTGCCCGGCAGCATTCAGAACCAGTCGTTGACTCTTGACAAGCTTGCCAACGTACTGCCGAGACCACCCCTTAAGCTCGCAGTACTCCTTGCGAGTTACAAAAGCCATGCGGCCTCCATCGTCGTGGCTTGTTAAGCTTGTCAACTAACCCGGCTTAGTTGACAAGCGTTCTGACCATTGCGCCGGGGCTGCTGTTTAAGAAAATGAACAGGCATAAAAAGGCCTACAGCCCAATAGAACCGGGGGGACTGCACTAAAAAACACTATTTGGATCATGCAAACCCTGCCGCTGGAAACGCAGAATTTCTTGTCAACCTGTCAACCGCTGTCAACTAACTTTCCAGCCCTGCGGCTAACGCTTTCCCGCGGGTTTCCGACCCCGTACCCTTCGGATAACCCTAGGGTCCCCGGCGATGTCAGCTCCAGGCCGGGTCGGGTCTCACCTTTGGCCCACAGCTCCTTCCCGTCATCGCCTATCACGCGGACCTGCATTGGCCGATCCCCTTGGAGTATGTGACTGTCAGCGACCTACTCGTCGACTTGAATACCTGCCTTCTTTGCCAAGAACCGGGTGTACAAACCACCGGCTACATCGGCACCAATCACCGCAATGACGATGCCTAGTCCAGCAGCGAGGTAGAGGTTGTTCCAGAGCGCCATCGCTAACAGCAGCGTCGCCATTCCCAGAAGACCGGACGCGAGAAACCGTAACGCTACGCGTTGCAGGATCTGTTGTAGGCCCAGATCGCTACCTGACGCTCTCAGCATCTCCCCCGACAGGCCAGCCATGCTCAGCAGCACTAACAGCCAAAGGGGTACATCGGCGAGAGCTTGGTGCTCCGTATTCATCTATAGTCCTCGAATAGGTTCGGCCTCCATGTCACTGTCATCCGCTAAGAGCAAAGAGCCAGGCATGCGGCCGAATATGGAAAAGCCCCGCGCTTGGGCAGGGCTTATAAATAGGCATAAAAAACCCGACTCAATGGCCGGGTTTTGAAAAGCGTCTCGCTGCGTACACAGCTACACACGCTGCTATAAAAACAAATCTATTCCGTGCGGAAAAGCTTTTCTTTCCAGATCATCAGAATATTTTATAGGGCAACTAACCATAAGTGCATAGTACTGAGGCATGGATCAGCTTACTTCTGGTTCTAAAGGAATTTTAGCAAGAGAACTTTTTAGCTTTTCAACCATTGCAACGTCATTCACACCCGCAAAATCCAAGTCCGCAAGCACCAGCTCCAAAACTCGCCGCCTTATAGTTTCGCCCTCTTTAATAAATTTATTATCAACGAGTACTAACATTTTCTTGAGCATACGAGTAACACCTTTTGTGTTCTCGCATGATTTCGCAGCACGAAGCGCCTGCCCCAAAGAAAGCAGCATGTTAGTGGGAATACCTTGCACTTCCCAAACCTCCATTTCAACCTCACGCAACTCACTCTCCAGGTTAGACATTTGTCTATTGAAAGACTCTAAGCTTACTCTGGCGTCTACAACACCCTTATCAATCAATTTTATTTCTGACGTCAACTCAGTACGAATGTTATCCACAGACAACCGAGCCTCAGATAACTGCGCAAGTGTTCTATCTTGAATCAATTGATTATTCTGTTGAACTCGTACTTCTAATTCACGCTTAGCTTCTTCGATCTGCAAATTCATCTCTGCGCGACTAGTGTTGAGCCGACCCTCAAACTCAGCCTTCAGACGATCTTTATCCTGCTCATAAAATTTAAAGTTCGTAAAATAGCTTAAACCCATCAATACCACCACAAAACCCAAAATACCGCTCAATGCCCAATAAACTGTCGCTTGCTGAGCTGACTGAAATTCTTTAATTAATTTGTTCTGTTCTTTCAGCAATAAAACTTCGACTGGGATTGTTATCGCTTGCGCAGACTGAACCACCTTGGTCGCTGCTGCTCCACTTGTCACTGAAGGAGCGGGTTTAGACTCGGCATGAGCCACAACAGATAAGAAAAACAAAGAGAAAACTACGACGCGTGCGATTTCCTTCATAACCCAACTCCCTATTTCGAATAAGCGCATCGTCAAGCATCAGCAGGGATTGCCGCGGCTGAGAACATGCAAGAGGCCCCATTAAAGGCGTCACATTGGTAAAGCTTTGAAAGAGGCTGAATTTACTACAAACCTCTTTCTAACGCGCGAATTCTTTACGCCTTATCAGATGCGTCAAGCAGCTGTCCGCATATCATCTATCGCACAATCCACCCATGCAGCACCTGCCCGGACAAGCTCCCTAGCTTTTCCTTCGCTGATCCCAAATTTTTTCCCTACTCGCACCATGGCCCATTTTTCACCGTAGTACAGCCACAGGACGTCTCCCATTTGCTGATCTCTATGGGTGAGCCTTGCAAGTGCATTGTCGATAGCAATAGCCCAGTCATCAGTAATGCTATAGTTTTTACTGGCTGATGGTTGTGCTACCGCTTGGCGCATTAGTGCCAACGTCGGTGATGTATAACTAGGCAATCCCCTCCCATCCATTCGCCACCAGCCCCATTGCTCTAGTAGGTACTCGGTGTCACCCAGTGGTCGACCTGCCGGCTTGCGAATCATCATTCCTTCAATCCCCTGTGTAATTTATGCCGCCCGCCCCCAGGCGGTTCGATCGTTCGTATTGGCTTTGTGGTTCGCTCATCAGCGGCGAACCTTTCAGCGCTGCAATTTCACGTTGAGCGTGCTGCAATTTGAAACTCAATTGAGTGACCAACTCGTCGGAAGAAAGGACCAACTTGCTCCCCAAACAACCCAACCTGACCCGTTGCAATCAGTGCAAACCAGCTCATAAAACAGCCCTTTCACCACCGCCTTCCCCGCGCAGATCGAGCAAGGCTCCAGCTCGATCCGTTCTCGCTTAAAGCCTAGCACTCGCCCTTTTTGCATGATTTGAAACCTCGCCTGTGGTTGTTTCTTCAATGGCCTTGCAGGCCTTATGGTCTGTGGCTTGCAGCGAATTACCGGAATCTTCAAATCTAAAGCCGGTCAATCCATGAATCGCTGCAAAGCCTTTCTGATCTAGATGCGCGTGCCACTGCTCGAGGGCATCACGCTTGCGGCTCATCACGTCCGACTGGATGTAAACCTTCACGTTGTGGCCCATCGCGTGGTTGATCAGCAGCTCACCAATCAGGTGATCGATGCCAAGGTCTGCCCAACCGGTGCGCGCCACCTTGCGCAGGTCGTGGCTGGTCCAATCGCCCTGCCCCAGTCGACGAAACACTGCGCAGCCCTGAGCCTCGCCCAGCGCCTTGCCATTACGTGCCGGGAACAGGCACTGGCCCTCATAGGCTCGAGCGTATTGGCCTTCTCGATACCGGGTCAGCAGCGTGCATACTTGCTCGGTCAGAGGCAGGTGATGCTCGACACCGGTTTTCGTGTTCTCGGCCGGGATGTACCATTCGCGTTCGGCCAGGCTGATGTGCGACCAGCGCGCCATCCGGGTTTCACCGATCCGCGTGCCATGGCAGAGCATCATCAGTGCGAGCATCGAATCCAGCGGTGCGGTGCTCATGACTTCGGCCAGTTGCCCGAGCAGGCCTTCCAACTGAACGCCACGCAGACGGGATGGCTTGATGCCGACCTTTGCTTTGGAGAAGTCGTTGAACCGGATCGCCGCCATCGGGTTGGACGTGATCATCCCCAGCTTGGCCGCCTGCCGGAATGCCAGAGCCAACAGCTGGAATGCCGAACGCACGTAGTCGATGGAAACCGTCTCCTGAAGCGGCCACATCAGCAGGGTGTCGAGTGCGGCCTTGCCGATGCCGATCAGCGGCAGTTCACCGAGGCGCGGTTTCAGGTGGCACTTGATGATCGAGGCGCCAGTATTCTTGCGTTTGGTCGACAGATTGCGATCGCGCGACATGCGATCCGCGAACCACTCCAGCAGCTCGCCCACGGTGACCCACTTCGACAAGCTCGCGCCTTCGCCGGCGGCCAGACGCAGGCGAATCGACGGTAGCGCGGCGACCACCTGCTTGTGCGTCAGCTCGGGGAAGGTACCGATCTGGTTCCACTCGCCTTTCAACACCAGGTACCACGAGCCGCCGGTACGGGCCTTATTGAAGCGCAGGTACAGGCCCTTGTTTTCGAGGTCGCGCACGTCCCGCACGGTGCCGGCGGCCTGGCGCTTGATTTCGGCATCGGTGATCTTTACGGCGGCGGTACTCACGCGGCCACCACAGTAGGAGCGAGTCGAAGGTAGGCGCGGATCTGCTCCATCGCGTCGAAGTGCCCACGGCAGACGATGGCGAGATAGCCCTGCTCGTTCAGCTTGCGCAGACGCTCCTGCTGGTTCGCCGACAGCGCCGCATCATTCGGTGGCGTGGCCTTGAATTCGATGTACAGACCGAAGTAACCGCCGCGCGCCATGCTGAGCACCAGATCAGGGATACCTGCCTTCACGCCCTGGGCCTTTAGCTTGGCCGCGACGGCCTTCACGCGGTGCCCACCGTTCGGGACGTGATAGATCAGGTCGAATGCTGCCGGGTGGCACAGCTCAAGCTCACGCATCAGCGCGGCCTGCTCAAGCCCTTCCCTGTCGACTGGCTTGGCGCGGCCGGACTGCGGTTTGAACAGCTTCGGGGTGAATGGCTTCATCCGCGGTCACCCCGCGCGATGCGTTCACGACGAGTGACACAGCGGATACCCCAGAAGCAGGCTTCGCAAACGGTCAAAACGAAGACGAGGTAAATTGCGATGAGGTTGTTTTCCAGAAAGGCGATCATGCGGCACCCTTTACGGTGAGAATTCCTGCCCTGATCAGGGCTTCGTGGGTTTCGGCGCTCGCGCGCGGCACGTCCTGCCAATCGATCTCCCCGGTGGCGCGGCCGTCGATCACGTCATGGCAGGCGCTGCACGCGTAAACCGCCACTGTGTCGAAGCCCTTCATGCCCATGCCCTTCTGCCCGCAAGGCAGATGCGCGAGCACGGTGGTTTCCGGGTTGTGGTTGCAGATGCCCGGCATGCGCAGCGTGCAGTCCTGGCCGTTCGCAGAGGCGCGGATTCTCTTGGAGGTCACGCGCATACCCGCTCCCCCGTGGCGATGTCGATAACCTCGCAACTGGATGGCCACATCGACTGACCGAACCGGAGGGCGGCCGCCGAGTCAGCGAACAGCGCGACGGCGCGGTCAGGCAGACAAGTCAGATCCCACTTGTAGCCGCAGCTGTGGACGGCGTAGCGGTAATCCGAAGGATCAACCGGCGCAAGGCGGGAATCAGCCATGGGCGGCACCCCCTACGACCCGAGCCGATGGCGTGAGGCCGAGACCGCGCAGCAGTTCCTCGCGTGCCGCCTGGCCGTTGGCCGGAATGCCCATCCGCGCGACCTGCGCCTGCGCTACTCGCTCGGTCAGTTCGTTTGCCCGCTCGATCGGTGGCTTGCTGCCTTCGTGGCCAATGCCAACGGCGATATCCTCGAGCGGCAGACCCTGCACGAGACGGCGGATTGTGATGTCGTAAGCTCGGTCGAAAACCTTGCTGGCCTTCTCCGGGATCAGATCACCGAGGTTGTGCAGCTCGCACTGGAGCGCAGCATGGCGCACGGAAGCGTGGGACCAAGTGCGCGCGCCGAAACGACTCGGATGCGCGTTCTCCAGCGCCTCGCGAAAGGCCTTGTCGTGGGATGGGATGCCGAGCATTTCGGGCGTTGGCTGGCACCACTTGATGAACTTGCCGACGCTCGGGGCAAAGTCGCCGCCGATCTGCCGGCAGTTCTGCAGGCCGTAGCGGATCTGTTCCAGCTGATTGATCCCGGCCGCGAGGAATGCCTTGATCCAGCTGCGCTTTGCGGCCTTCAGCGCCTCATCATCCGGCCAAGCCTGCTTCCATGCCGGGAAAATCGCCTGCAATTCCTTGAACAGCGCGTTCACGACTTCGGCGGTGCCGGGCGGCAACTGCTTCGGCTGAACCAACGTTACCGGCGGAAGATTGCCCATGGTGCTGAGGAGTTGTTCGGTGCTGCGTGGCTTCTTGTTTTCCATCACATGTCTCCCAGATCGTTCGCCCAGCTGGTGTCATCGAAGTCAGGCGCCCTGCCCTGACCCGAGGCCTTGACACGTTCGCGCTTGACCCACTGCACCAGCCGGTAGCACCAGCCGGCAGACGTGTCGACGGTAGCTGGCTTGGCGACGAAGAAACCCATGAACGCTCGGATCGCCGCGTCAGGAACGGCATCGGCAGGAAGTCCGGCGATCGCGATCTGATCCGACAGCGCTTTCTCGTTCGGAGCCCAGGTGGCGAACATGGCGAAGCGTTGGCGATCGTCTTGCGATTCGACGGCGGCCCGATCTTGGTCGACGACAGCCGAATCGATCTCGCGCTGCTGCAGCTGCTCTTCGGTTACCTGATGGTTAAGTGACGTATTGGGTGCAGCCGCTGCACCCCGTTCTGTCTCAGGCTGCACCCCGTTCTGTTGTGAGTTGCACCCCGTTGCGTCATTTGCACCCCGTTCAGAACGGGGTGCAGGATTTGCACCCCGCGTTAGTTGAAGGTCGTAAACGACTGGGCGGCGGTCATGACGGTCGATGTGTACGGCGGCGATCGCCTGGTTACCCTTCCTGATCAGCCCGGACTTCTCCAGATCGTCCAGTTTGTAACGCACGGTGCGCTCAGACAGACCTGTGTCGTCGGCCAAGGTGGTAGCGGATGGGAAAGCACCAGTGCCGTTCGAGCCGGCGTAGTTGGCCAGGCACAGCAGCACGTGCCGAGCGCTGGAGTCTTTGAGAACTTGGGTGGGCAAACCGAGCGCCCATGACATTGCTTGAACGCTCACAGCGCGATTCCTTGAAGTTGTTCAGCCAGCGTGACGATGCCGGCGCGGGTGACCATGACTTGCTCAACGACCTTTATGTCCTGCCCTTCCCCGCCTCCAACCTTTACAAGCTTGTGCTTGAGCCAGCCGCTGTTCAGTCGCGGCTGATAGGCAACCCAACTCGAATGCGCGGTACGCCGATGAATCCACCGGTTCTGGTTGAGCCATCCGAAAAGTTTTGTTGGCCGGACGCCGAGGATCTGGGCGGCAGTTGTGATGCAAACGTCGCCCTGCGTTTTGGCAAGCCTGTTGAGCGCATCAACCTTCGGGGCCTGCTTGGCAATGACCTGCTGAAGCTGAAGGTTTTGCTCGGCCTGTTCAGCAGCAAACCGCAAAGCTTCGGGTAGGGTTTTGGGGATTGCTATGTCGTGTCGCGACACGTTTTCCAGTTCTTGCAAACGTGTCACGACACGGTATCGAAGCGGCGCGCTGTAGCCGGCGAGCAGCGTGATTACCAAGTCATGCGAGAGAACGAATTCAGTCTGTTGGCGATTCATGCCGTCCAAATAGATGCGTCCAAAAGTGGACGCATCAAAATTCAGATCAGCGAGCATGCGTTTGATGTCGCGGGCAACATGCTGATGTTGCTTGCCGGTGAGATCAGCAATCTCCCGGTTCGACATGCTGACCGTATTGCTTGGAGCGACGATCGTGTTCATAATGGCCCCACATTGTTTTGCTTGTTGAAAGAACCGCCCTGCCAGGCGGTTTTTTTATGCCTGTTGTTTTTTGCTGTATGGATTCACAGCTATTACGGCGTTCTGCCAACACACCAATTACCGATCCATACTTGTCTCAAAGGGTCAGGCGACTGACTTTTTTGGGTGAGCTTCAGAGAGAAGCCAAGAAGGTTCAAAGGGCTTCCCATTGGCGGATGCCAGCGCCGCGATACGCTCCGCGTAACGTGTCTCACCGGTGTATTCGGTGCGAGGCAGGCACTCGGCAGTGAGCCACTTGTAAACGGCTCGTACGCTTTTGCCGCATGCCATGGCCACCACATGAACGCCGCCGGCGTCTTCGATGGATTTCTTAAGTGGGCCCATGTGGCCTCCAAGCGAATTTATGAACTTACAGTACATATTATGTCGGAACTGAAAGTACGTGCAAGGCCATGCGATAGTGAACCTATGGTTCAAATCGAAGAGATCCGCGCCTCGTTTGCCTCGCGCCTTAAGAAATCAATTGCCGCAAAAGGAATTGATCAGTGGGGTGCAGGCGCTCGCCTGGCTGAAATTGCCAAGGTCACGCCGAAGGCTGCGAGCAAATGGCTGAACGGAGAGTCAATCCCAGGGCCAGCCAAGATGCAGGCAATCGCGTCCTTCCTCGGGGTGAAGATTGAGTGGTTACAGCATGCCTCCGGAGAGGGTCCTGAACTGTCCGCGAGCTCGGGCGCCCCAGACATAGCAATCACTGCGGCCGATAAAGTTCGGGAGATGTTGGCGGGGAAAGGCCTGCCGGACGACCTACGCAAGAAATTGCTGGCAGTTGCCGATGGTGACGAGCCCGAGACAGGGGCCGGGGCCTTGGTCAATGACGCCTACAGGCCCGGGAAGGTCGGCGACGAAGTGTGGATCGCGCACTACGACATTCGCGGCGCCATGGGCGGCGGAGAGGTCAATCATGACTACCCCGAGCTGCTACAAGATGTGCGCGTTAGCCCTTCCCAGCTGCGCGCGATGGGAGTCGAGTTCAAAGAGCACTTCCACCTAAAAATGATCACCGGTTGGGGCCAGTCGATGGCGCCTACGATCAAGCACGGCGACCCACTGCTCGTAGACATCAGCGTCAAGGATTTCATCGGTGATGGCATTTACTTTTTCTCGTATCAGGGATTTCAGTACATCAAGCGCCTGCAGATGAAGGGGAAGAACAAATTCAAGATGATCTCGGACAACCGCAAGCACAAGGCCGAGGATATCTTTGTTGATGAGACTTACATCCAGGCGCTCGTGCTGCTGGTATGGAATGCCAACCTTGTGTAGCAGATCCGGCATTTTGCCGAGCCATTGCCCGAGCTAACCTCTAAGACTAATGGGCCATCGAACCTCCGGCCTCAAGGAAGAAATCATGAAATGGGATTCGATGACGGGTGTAGCCGGCCACATGGACGTCAAATACGACGGAGGAGACGCAGACCGGCATCTCCTTGACTCTGCTCAGTACGCTCGATCAGTTGACGGGTCTGGGCGGCTCTATCGACTGGTCAGCCATTATTGTCTTCATGGCGAAGTTCTTGCCGGTAAAAAACAATCTGACCTACGGTGCTTTTCGGCACCACCTAGGGAGGGTTCATTCGACTCAACACTGGTTATACTTACAGCACTTACTCATCAATACCCAGCGTTTAACGACGTCTATAAAAAGGCTTTCGACTGGCTGGTGGCGAAGGTGATGGGACACATCAAAGAAGCGCTGTCGGGGACATCTAACGTGAAGGAATTGGTCGACGTCATCAAGGAACAGGCGAAGTCGTCTTCTGAATTGAATACCCTTTTGGCCAATGGCCTGATCAAGGCAAATGACAACCTTGCGAGTCTTCACGAGAAAATGCTGGTGTCGATTCCTGGGCTGATCGAGGCTGCGAAATCGCCTATGAGAGCAGCGCTGGCTCCGGTATGAAAAAGCTGTGACCAGATCACGCAATTTTCAGACTCCGAACACCCAGTGGTTATTTCCGAGCCTGAAGCGCTTGCAATTCGGTCAGACGGGGACGTCGTGGTTGGAGAGGCGGGTGACTACGTGGTGACTAGAATTTATTCGCTGAGCGTAGATAGCGGCGTATGTCGAGTCGAGATCGAAGGGTTCGCCGGCACATATCATGGAAAGATTAACGATGTCGCTCTCACGCTACCAAACAACCCTTATACCCAAGCACTGAATCGCCACGAACCTCTAAAAGTAAGGGCTCGACCAGTGTATAAAGATGGGGAACTGCATAGGCTCTTTATCACCGAAGCCTGAGCTAAGCCCGCCAAATGAGCGGGCTTTTTTGTGTCTTTTAGAAAGGCGCCTCTTCCATTGCAGGCTCTTCTTCTACCGGCACCATCCGTTCCTCTTCTGTTGATGGCTCCCAACGCAGCGTGAAGGAGTCGTCTTCATCGTGACGGGTCATAGCGATTCCGTCAGCTTCGGATAATGCGCCCAGTATTTCCGACCACTCCCTCTCCACGTCCGTATCAAGCCGATGGATCCTCACTTCGCGTCGCTCTTGGGCGATCGGGTGATTGATCATCGACGACACGCGCAGCTGAAGCCGCTCCATCGAGTGCATCGGTCGAATTCCTGACTCTTTCTTATTGCTTTGCTGCGCCATAAACACTTACCTCTTTAAGCTGTACATGCATACAGTGTTTGAGAGCGAGCATAGCGAACCTTTTGTTCACCGTAAATCCCATTCGTGCGAACGACCCAATGCCGATTTGGGTACCGCGGAGGGAAATATGTACTTCTGGTACTTGACTGAATGTGAACCTGTAGTTCATATTTAATTCATCGCCGGATAACAACCGGCCAGATGGAAGGCAGCGATGAACCGGCCTTAACGGTTCAGAGGGTTGGCAACTGACCCGGGCGTGCAGCGTAAAGCGCCAAATCGAGTTATCCGGCGGACAGAGTCGCGGTCGGACGAACAATTTGAACGAGCCCGTAACGCGCCAGCAGCGCCGAAGGGACGGAAGATTCCGCTGATGCACCTGGTTGGCCGGGTGCATTGGGAAACCAACCGGGAGTCACATTGATGGAAGCAACGATTGTCAGCGGTGCATGGAAGGGTCATCTCGGACGAGGCCTGGCGCCTAAAGAAGTTCAGTACCTGCTCGGCACCGCTCAAGGCATGACGGCAAAGCAAATCGCCAGACAGTTCGATGTCGCGGCCTGCACCGTAGCCAAACGACCGTCCTGCGCCATGTTCAAGCTCGGTGTAACTCGCCAGACGGCAGCAGTGGCCGAAGCGATGCGCCGACAGATCATTTCGCCGATGTGCTTCGTGCTTGCCGCCCTCATCGCGATTCACGCAGTGATTGGTGACGACGCCATGCGGCGTGATCGCCGAGTGCCTGAGCGCCGTACTGCTCAGGTTCGAATGGTGCGCCGATCTGAGCAGCCTGTGCTGCTTGCCTGATTCATCAGTTGGACAGCATCACTTCTGCCCATTCACTGAGTGGGCAGCGGGATGCGGACGCCAACCCAGCAGACGCTGGACACCTGCATGCAGCGACACCAGAGACCGGCGAGCGCCCGCCAAGATGCCAACGGCGCATTGGAGGATGACCACCATGAAATAGACAAGCGCTTCAACTTGGGTAGCGAAGAAAGCCTGCAGTATTCGCTCGAGACTCCACGAACAGGCAGCGGACATCTGGGCCGTCGGTGTCACCGCGCACTGGCCGAGCAATCGGTAGGCCACCCCAAGCTCAAGGTCACCGCTGATGATTCAAACCCAGTCTGTCGCCAGTAGCGAGTCTGGGAGGCTGTCACGTAGGGAGGTCTTCGTGGCACCACCGAAAGCCCGGGGCGACTCGGGCTTTTTTACGCCCGCCTTTATCCGTCAGCACTTTCCCCTGCGCCCATCGGCAACCAGCAGGCGGCACAGAGTGCTGACGAATACACGCAACCCCATCGAGGTAATCGCCATGCATCCATCTATCCAACAGCGAGTCGACGGGGTTGCGGCCCTGCACATTCGCTCGACCATCGCCACCGCCGCGTTCTACGCCCTGATCTGCAAGGAGCCACCCGTGCAGAAGATTCGCTACCAGGTCGTGGCCAAGGGCGAGAACGCCTACCACATCACCGAGCTGGCCACCGGCAAGGTCCGCGGCTTCCGCTTCACCTACAAGGAAGCGGTCAACTTCGCGCAGCAGCTCGAATCGCGCGCCGACGGCATCAAAGTCACACTCTACGGTGACCGGCCATGATCGGCGTGCCAATGCCCGACCCTCGGGACAGCATCATCGAAGACTTGAACCGTCAGATGGATCAGTTCTTCGGCGCCGGCAAGTCGGTAGAGGAAATTCCAGCCGGCGTTACCGGTGATCACAAGCTGGGTACCAGCGCCTACCACGACCGCTTGCGTGCCGAGCGAAAGAAGCTCGCCCCCAGCCTGAAGAAGCTCGCCTTATCCGGCATATCGCTGAATAAGGCTGCCGAGACACTGGGCATCGACCACAAGCGCGCTCGACTCATTGCACGAGAAAGCAAGATCTCATTCCCCGGCGCTAACATTTCAAGATCCGAGCATTGCGATAATTGACGCTCCGATCGAGGCGATGGATTCTGCAGTAGGGAGCGCTGCGATAAGGCCGCGGATTATTGTTTTCTTTGGAGCCGGTAATTCAAGCTGAGTTTTCAACTCATCCACGACTTCCAAAGCCTCCTTTTCCTCAACCTCGGAAAGGCCAAGCTTGGAAAGCTCCGCTCTTAATTCCTCAATGACTCTGGAAACCTGAGCGCCGTGAGATACCGTATTTATGGAGTTATCGACGCTGTGATTGTTTACACGGGCGTTATCACCATGAAAGTTGTAGGTAATACTTTGAACAACACGCTCAGCCTCGGCCTCGCCCATACGCCTTACCGTCATTTGATAGTGCGCTTCGAAACCCATCACTGCCTCATAGAATCCTGGTTCAACAACTTCAAATGTTTCTGTCGCACCATTGGACATGTGTCGCACAATCAAGTCTTTAGGTTCGATAAAAATCGAAGAATCCCAAAGAAAGACTTACCTTTTTGAACACTGGCCTTGAACCCTTCAAACTTTTGGCCATTCTTTTTGACAATGGAAATGTTGTCGGTTGCGAATTCATTAAAAGTGCCGCGCATAACTTTTCCTTAAGTGCTAGTGATGGCTTGGATTTAGTTTTTTCTACTCACGCAAGACTGTACATCTTGGCAAAAATTATCACCATCCCCTGGCCACCTACCCGGCTCGCCGAGAACAGTGCTTGGCATCAGGTGAAGGTCGCAGCGTGAGACGTTTTCGCACCCAGCAACGCAAACGACAGACCTGGCTGGACTTGCCCGCCAGCGGAATTGAAGAGGTAGGCCATGGCCGAAGTACAGGAGCCGACGAAGGAAGCCATCAAGCAGAAGAAAAAGCGCGAGAAGGCAGCAGCAAAGGACGCTGCATTGGGCGTCGAGAAGTTTACGGTTGAAGTGGCTGGGGTGTTCAAGCATGACCTCAAGCGGGTCATGGCGGCCCACGGCATCAACAACCAGCAGGAGGTTTACCAGTTGCTGCTGATGAACCTGATCGACGCCGATTTCGAAACACAGGCTTGGATGCTTAGAAGTGTCACGACACCTTATGAGCCAAGCGAAAAGGTGTCGCGAGCATTTTACGAGAAGAGCGTGGCCGAGATTGCAGCTGATCCGGGGGATGAGGTCGTTAAGCCTCCCGACCCAACTCTCGAAGAAAAGCCTTCCTTGCTTCCTCGCCTTTGACTTCATCCGGTTCGACAAACTTCCACACATCATTCATGTTTTTGGTAAGTCTGAGCATTGCTGGAGTATTCAAAAATCTTTCAAAGTCCTCTGGACTGGACAGGCTTTTCCTTATCCCGCAAATCTCGCTGGAGATCAGATAAGTGTTTTCCACCGATACTGCGGAAACCTTCCGCAATTGATCGCGTATTGCCTCTACTTCTTCTCGCGCAACACGGGTCGCCTGGACGTCTCGCTTTATCGATGCCTTCCAGAGATTTATTTCTGTGATGCTATCGCCAAAAATCAATGCAGCTGAAACTAGCAACCACAAGATCGCGACAGCACTGAAAGCTCCAAAATCGATCGCGCTAGAAAGATATGCGATCGGCAGAGCCACGACCGATATCCCGAGAAGCGCAAAGCCACAGCGCCCAGTCAGCCCTAACTTGTTTTGCATCAAGCACCCCTTTCATTTCCGGCTCCATGCCGGGCAGAACACAAATACCCCACTTCTACGAATCACGCCAGCCATCAATCGGGAACGATCATATACGCTAGGTGCCGCAACATCGAATCGTAAGCTTTATAGTAAGTTGGGGAATTATTGAAGCTTTGGAAATGTTTAACTTGTGTTTTCAGAAGTAGCTTTCCGACCGACATACCCTGCGGCAGTTTGTCCGTAAGACTGAGACCAAGCAACGGCTTTGCCACTTTAGCAAAGTCCTTCACACATTTTTCAGATGTATGAGCGACGCGATTTCTTATGACAATTGCATCGGCGATGCGATCTTTATAAACATGCGGCACCTTTGAAAAAGGCTCACCCCGCTCAAAATAAATTTTCGCTTTAGAAATAACATCGCCGTAATTAGTCCAAGTTAAGTAATTTTTGGTTAAGTCATACCCAGATTTCCCACCCAAAACCTCAATAGCATGCGCTATCCCTTGGCACTTTCCAATCTTCAAGTTTGGCAAATATGTCGGAGTTATTGCCCCCGCCATGTATCGAATGAATGTATCGCCAAGAAATTCTTCCCAAGCTCCAATACTAGACATAAAACAAAGACCAACAACCCTAGTGGCCTGACCGGGGTGAAAATCAGCTCTATTATTATGATAAGAGAACTTAGAGTATGGCAAAATCGTTTCAAACAAATTTAGATTGCTATCTAAGATTTTTATAAAATCATTTCTTGTCGCAGTTACATTTGGCTGTCTAGACACTTTCGATCCCTGAATAAAAAATAGTTTCCAATAATAACTCAGGTCACAAAAAATAGCCTTAGGCCATCACAAAAACACACCGGGCATGCCCCGGCATAGGACGCCCCATGCCCACTGCAATCGATTTGTTCGCCGGTCTCGGCGGATGGTCAACCGGTGCCCGCAACGCCGGGATCAATGTTATCTGGGCCGCCAACCACTGGCCGGTCGCCGTCGAATGGCACAGCGCCAACCACCCGGAAGCCATTCATATCTGCCAAGACCTGCATCAGGCGGATTGGTCGAAGGTACCCGCTCACGACATCATGCTCGCGTCACCCTGCTGCCAGGGCCATTCGAAGGCCAGGGGGAAGAAGTCAGGCAATGCGCAGCACGATGCGTCCAGGTCGACAGCATGGGCCGTGGTGTCAGCCGCGGAATACCACAAGCCCGAAATAGTCCTGGTAGAGAACGTCGAAGAGTTCACGGACTGGGCGCTGTATCCAGCCTGGTCACAGGCCATGGCAGCGCTGGGCTACATGATCGCGCCGCATGTAGTCGACTGCGCTGATCTCGGCGTGCCGCAGCATCGAGTGCGCCTGTTCCTGGTCTGCACTCGAAGTAAATCTCCATTGATGCTCGAGCTGCACCGGCGCCAGCACGTGCCGGCCGCCAGCTTCCTTCAGTTCGACGTTGGCCGCTGGTCACCAATCGAGAAGCCAGGGCGCGCGCAGGCCACTCTCGACCGAGTGCGCAACGGCCGCGAGCGATTCGGCGATCAGTTCATCATGCCCTACTACGGCAAGGGCTCAGGGCTGACCGGTCGCGATATCAACCGCCCGATAGGCACCATCACCACGCTGGACCGCTGGGCCCTGGTGCGCGGCAACGAGATGCGCATGCTCTCGGCAAATGGGGCGCTTGCCGCCATGTCGTTCCCCGCCGATACCCTGCGTCCGGACAACCACCGGCTGACCATGCACATGGCAGGCAACGCTGTTCCGCCGCTCGCGGGTCAGCGGATCATCGAGGCCCTTAAAGCAGCCTCATGATAGAAATCAACTTATTGGCTTTTTCCGAATGCGTAGCCAAGAGCGAGGGTGATAATTGGAACAAAAATAGACCAAACAGTTTTTATATGCTCCAAGTATTCAAAGTCCTTATAACAAACAACTAGCGAGAACATTAAAAGACTTAAAATAGATGCAATTACAAAACTCCATGTGATCGTCATCCAAACAATGGAATTTTTCGCATTATCACCCGTACCAATCGTTGCTTGAATAGACCCGTGCGATCCTGCCGCTGGCTTTGGCGTTTCGCTGCCCACTGCACCTGCTTTTTCCTCGGAACTCCAAGTACCAGACATCATCGTTATCCGTGCAGGAAGGTATAAGAAAAAGTGCGCATACCAGCCAATCTATTCACAGTTCCTACGGAAAAGCATAGAGAAAGCTGTTTCCCATCGACATATGTTACAGGAATAGGGCCATAAAGCCCCTCTCCGGTCATGTGGGAAAAATTGGCCAAATATAACACCCATGTATTGCCCTCAACTTTTGACTCATAACGAGACATCGGGTTACTAAAATCCTCAGTAAAGCGCACTTGCATATGCATCCCATTGATAAATATATCAATGGGCGAATTTGCCGAAAAATGAATTACCCCACTTGCTACCACTTCCAGACCTTTAACAAACGCCTTAATTTCCATTACTACCTCCAAATTTGGCGAGACTTTACCTGAGCTTGCTCCATCACTCAATCAAGGTGTGGAGCTCTACGAGAAAGCTTCACATCTGAATACTCCGCGTGAGGAGATATATCGCCTTTTTGATAACAAAAACTCACTTTCCGGGCATGCCCCGGCATAGGTATCCGTCATGCCCACAGAAAACCGAAATCACCCAGCCGACCATGCAGCCATTGAGCGGCTGCACCAGCAGTACGTCGGCAAAATCGAACGCTTCTCCGATGAGCTGATGGTGTTTCAGGATGCAGCCTACGCAATGGGCCTGGACCGTGGCGCCGAGCTGGCCAAGTCGCCGGGCGTGACTCTCGCTGCCGCCCGCTCCAACCGCCTGTACCTGGCCGGGCCGATGACTGGCTTAGAAGACTTCAACTTCCCCGCCTTCAACAAGATGGCCGCCGAGCTGCGCGCCCGGGGCTACGTCGTCGAGAACCCGGCAGAGCACGGCGTCGTCGACGGTGCGGACTGGGCGGACTACATGGCCTACGACCTGACCCGTCTCGGCCTGTGCGGTCAGGTTGCGGTGCTGCCCGGCTGGGAGAACTCGAAAGGCGCCCGGCTCGAAGTGCACATTGCCCGCGAGCTCGGCATGAAGGTTGTGAATGCCCATGATCTGGTATCGATGGAGATTGCAGGATGAACAGTCAGTGGAAACTGGTGCCGGTCGAGCCGACCGAAACCATGGTGATCAACGGTTTCGAGTCGGAACCTAACGAGTGCTTCACCGACGATGAAGTCTGGGAGCAATACCAGGAGATGAGCGGCTGCCAGCAAGCGGCATTCCGCGCGAAACTGTGCTGGGCTGCGATGATCAGCTCTTCTCCAACCTCGCCAGAAGAAGATGCCCAGCCAGTTATGAAGCTCGAAGCCAAGCGGCTGTGGGGCGGCGCCGGTGAATATGTCGTGAGTTTCGTGAAACCCGGCTGGCTCGATGAATGCCGAAAGACTGGCGGGGAATTCTTGCTCTACACCCATCCTGATGCGGGCAAAGTTGCGCGACTCACCGCCGAGCGTGACGCCCTGCAACTGCTGCTGAACGAGCGCGACGAACGACTGCACAGCCTTGAGCAGTCACGCCGTGCTGAATTCGACAACGGGCGGGCGGCCGAGCAGCGGAACGAAGAACTGTCGGGAATGCTGCAGCACCTGGTGGACAACCCATATCGATTCACCGAGGCCTACCGCGCCCGCATCGCCGCCGCGCTCAACCCAAGCAGCAAGACACCTGATCAATTGCGTGAGGCCGCGAAAATGATCGGCATCGAGCGCATGCCACCGATGGAGTACGACGAGCCATGACCCACAAAAGCTACCGTCTCGACCCCAGCGTGAGAAGCATCACCGACTTGGTGAGTGATGAGCAGGTGCAGAGCTCATTCAAGAACACCAACTTCGGGCACGGCGACTTTCGCGGGCTGCTGGCCCAAGGTTGCATCAAGGCGCTGGCTGGCTGGCATCAGGGTCACACACGCACCTGCATCCTCGAAGAGCTGCGGCTGATCAGTTGGAACCGGCAGGTCGGCAAGATCAAGGTCACCGCCAAAGGTCGGCACTACATCTGGCTCGCCTTCAAAGGCCGACCGGGCGTCTAATTCCGCAAAGAGTACATCCGTACTCCACCCGCAAATCTACCCCCTCCCCCTTCAAAGTCAGCCGCTATTTCGAGGACGCTGACTTAGGACTCGCACTTCCAGCAGCAGCCAACTGACGAGCTCGGCTTACGCCCCAAGCCATAGCTCTGGTCATTGATTCACCCGGACTTGGGTTAACGGTTTCTTCATGCAACGCCATGCCACCGGAAGCATAAATACCGATGAACATTTGGGTTTCGCCGGTACGAGATAGCCTGACCTGCACGTCGATGTGAGTTCCATTACTGAAAGTTTCATCATGTGTTCGGTTGTGGATCTCGGGATCTGCCCAAGCCCAGAAAATGTCGCCGCGAAGCCTCATACCGCCCTCCTGCCTGTTCCTTGATAGGGGCTTAAAACTCCTCCAAAGATAGACCTGATCGAACGAAGCGCAACGGCGCCGAAGCGGTTACGGACGGCCGGTTTCAATACCTCTACAGCTCCAATTCCCTTGTACATATTTTAGCCGCTATAGCGGCAAGGACGAAGTCATGTCTGCACAAAAGCCAATCATCATGTACGACGCCCCGGAAGCGGCCAGCCTCAAAACGGTAACCGGCTGGGTTTCCGCTGACGGTCGTTTTTTCGGCGCCGACGAAAACCTTGCCCGCTACTGCGGTGCCACCCACCGCCGCTGCGAAGCGAACCCTGACCACGATATCTACGAAGTGAACAGCTACTGCAAAGCGTGCCACCACGCCCGCCGCCAAGCGAAATTTGCAGCGATGCCGGTCAAGGAATGGGCCGGCGAGCCTCTGGTTATATTCGATGGTGATCGGTACTTCTTTGATGAAGACGATCTGCGCGACTACCTGGTCGATAGCGAAATCGATCTGGCCGACCTGCAGCTCTGTATCTGCGAACCGAACTACCCCAGCCAAATCGACCCGGCAGATCACTTCATTGATGATCTGCCAGAGGACGGCGAGATCCGCGACGATCAGTTGCTTGCGGCATTCGAATTGCTGAACGAGATGATCCGCAAGTCCGAGCCGCTGTCTTGGTCAGAAGGCGAATTCGCCGCGCAACTCCCGCAGTCGCTCATCGAGGAGATCACCACCGAGAGGGCGAGCCATGCGATTGAAGAAAGCTGAGCGCGAGCAAGTGCGCCTGAAGTACGGCGGGCATTGCGCGTATTGCGGCGTACTGCTGGGTGAGCGCTGGCACGCCGATCACCTGGAACCGGTTATCCGGGTCGCTGATGAGCGTGTCGCCGAGCAGATCAATAACCACAACCTCGGCAACATGATGCCAGCCTGCGCCCCCTGCAATATCAGCAAAGGCCGGCAGACGCTGGAAGGCTGGCGGGATTGGATCGCCGGACACGTCAACAGCCTCAACAGCTACCACCCAATCTACCGTCTCGCCAAGTCGTACGGCCTGATCGCTGAGACTGGCGCGCCGGTGGTCTTCTACTTCGAAAAGGTGCAGCCATGATTTTCTCCTGCGTGGCAGTAAGCACCCTCTTCTTCTGGCTTCAATTGGTACTGACCATAAAGGCGGTGATCGGATGAGCAATCAAATACGCGATGAGTTTGAGGAGTGGGCCGCCGAGGAGGCCGAAGTACGCGGAGTCGGCACGCTTCTCGGGCTTATGAAAGATGAGCACCACGACCGATATTCAATGATTTGGACGCAGACCGCATAGGTGGCTTGGCAGGCTTCTCGCGCTGCGCTGGTGGTTGAGCTGCCTTTCGACGTGACTGGCGGTCATTACCGACTGGCTGTCGAATCCTGCAAGCGCTGCATCGAAGCCGCGGGCGTGAAGGTTGCGCCATGATCGCCCTCGCCTGGTTCGCCTACGTGTACTGCTACAAGGGGCCGCGGTGATGAACCATCAGCCTAGGGGTGGCATGTGCGCAACCTGCACCCACGCCCACCGCAATTGTAGCCACCTCCCCTTCAGCACCATGCCGCCGCTTTCGCGTGACGGGCAGACGGTGATCGTGCGCTGCACTGACTTTCAGAGGCGGCAGCGATGAACCGCATGGTCAGCGTCCACACCGAGGAACTGACCGGCCCGGCGCTGGACTGGGCAATCAACGCGATCGAGGGAGATCAGCAGCCCGTCGCGGGCCAGCTGGATCTCTTCGCGCTGCCCGACGCCGAGCAACTGATCACGAAGTACGGCGTCTGGGTCGACGTTGGCCACCGGCACGAATGGCTGGCTGACGCGACAAGCGACCCGTTCAACCGCCAGCCCGGCGAAACACGAACCATCGCAGTGTACCGCGCCGTGGTTTTCGCCAAGCGCGGCGCCGCGGTGAAGGTCCCCGCCGACCTGATCCATCAATAACCCCAACCACTCAACAGCCTGCCGGTGTACGGCGGGCGGAGACTTCGTATGTCAGCAGTTCAACGATTCCACGAAGCGGCCAACGACGCGCTGGTCAAACTCAGTGAGCATTGCTTGCCCGGCGCCAAGCTGGCCTTGGTGATTTACACACGAGGCGAGCCAGAGCGCGACATCGTCATCGAGGACCAAGGTCTTGATCGGGACGAGTTGGTCAGCACGCTGCGCCGGCGAGGGCTGAGCATCGACGGCGACAACGCCTACAAGCGTGACCTGCTGGATGCAGTGGTCGGAGCGCTGGCCTTCGGCGCGCAGAACACGAACCCGCCGCCGTCCGATCATTGGGCAACGCGATTCTGGGAAATCGGTCGGGAAGAGCGCGAGCTGCACGAAGAGCTGGTCGCCGCGCTGAAACTCACCCGCGAGAACCTGCACGCCTGCCAAGCCACCATCCACCTATGCGGCGGGTTCGACCCCGCATATGTGAACGATGCCCAGGCAGCAATGAAGATTGCTGACGCGGTTCTGGCCAAGGCCGGCGCATAACCCATCACCACCTTCTGCCGCCACGCGCGGCATGGAGCATCACAATGGCAAAAATTCTGGCCCAGATCACGGTCAAGTTGCCGCGCCTTATGGAGGCAGGCGAATACAGAAAGCTCCGATACGTCGGCGGCAAGCCGAGTTTGCAGCAGTTGAAAAAATGGATTGAGGAAGGCGAAGTGGTAGGAGAAGTAAAAGGCGGGATGTATTTCGTGGATGTGCAGGCGGCCGTGATGGGGTCAGATGATCCCCTGCTGGCCAAGATGTTGGAGATAGGCTGATGGCTGCCCGGCCGCGCACGCTCAAAAACAGGAAGCTACCGCCAAATCTTTACCCGAACGGTAAATATTTTCGGTACCGGAATCCCATTACCGGCTTGATGACCAGCATCAACCGCCCACTTGAGGAAGCAATCAAGCTCGCGCACGCAGCAAACCTCAAGGTCGCGGCGCTGGTCGTCGATGACGGGGCGCTGCTCACCCTGCTGACCGGCGACCGGTTGCCAACGGTGAGCAACCTGCTGCAGCGGTTCAATGACGAATGGCTGGTGGACAAGGGTTATGCGGCGCGGACACTGGAAGAGATCAAATTCAAGCTCGAGCGGTACCGGCAAGATCTCGGCGATCGCCTGATCGGGCAGATGGACGTGCTGGCCATGGCTGAATACCTGGACCAGTTCAGCAACAACGCCTACACAAAGCATCGCGGGCTGTGGGTGCAGATCTTCGCTTTCGCCGTGGCCAAGGGGTTGGCCGAGCGCAATTGCGCCGAGCTGACGCTGGTCAAGAAGGAAGCCGAGAAGAAGCGCCAGCGGCACACGCTGGAAGGACTACAGACGATCATCGGCGCGGCGACCACGCCGCCCTGGCTCAAGCGAGCGATACGCCTGGCACTGGCTAGCCTTCAGCGCCGCGAGGATATCGTGACCTGGCTGAAGTCGGCGGTCGACATGGACAAGAACACCTTGACGGTGTCGCCGGGCAAGACCCAGGGCTACGACAACCCGGTCCACCTGAAAATTACGATGGGCACCGCGCTGCGTGAAGTCGTCGGTGAGTGCCTGCGCTCGCCGCTGGTCTCGCCCTACCTGATCCACTACAAGCCGAAGGCCCGGCGCCGCGAACAGATCGACGCGAAGGATCACTGGACGTCGGTGACGCCGGACTATCTGACCAAGGAGTTCAGCAAGGCCCGCGACGCCGCGCACGCCTACGACAACGTGCCGGCCGGTGAGCGCCCCACTTTTCACGAGATCCGCGCTTTAGGTGCATGGCTGTATGAGCAACAGAACTTCCCGCAGGAATACATCCAGGCACTGCTGGGCCACGCGGACGAGAAGATGACGAAGCACTATCAGGAGGGACACGGCGACAAGACGATCGACTATGTTGAGGTGAGCGCCGAACTGGCGTTCTGAGGTGGGGGTTTTGCAAAAGTTTTGCAAAAGTTTTGCAAATCGCAGACAACAAAAAAGGGCTCACCTTTCGGTGAGCCCTTCCAGACCGCCCAGCAGAGCGGATTTTGTTTGGTAGGCGCGATTGGACTCGAACCAACGACCCCCACCATGTCAAGGTGGTGCTCTAACCAACTGAGCTACGTGCCTGCTGTGAGGCGGCATTCTA